CTCTTTCGCGTGACATACCCCAAAATTTCATGACTCCCCCACTCACTCCCAGTGGTTTACGCTGTTTTGTCAAGCCGCTCTTTTGATTTTTCCATGCAAAACCCTTGATTTTTTGCCATATCCGGTATATATTTTGGGATAATAACCAATGGAGGATGTCATGGAAGACTTGAAACCATCAATTTGCTGGACGAAACCAGAGCTTGATGAATCGGCTTCCTCCTATTGGGACGCGGTGTATCCGCTGCTCCGCAAGAACCCCGCCGTCCGGGACGAGGATTTCTACCCGTTCCTGCGCATGTGCCAGCTTCATTCACTGGCCGCCGAAGCGGAGCTGGGCATGCGGATAAACGGCCTCCGCATGGTCACGGTCGGCGACAAAGGCCAGGAGCGGGAGGTCAAGCCGCCTGAATTCGAGTGCTATGTCCGCTTCATCGCCGAGCTGTTCAAATTGGAGCAGCGCTTCGGCATGTCCCCGAAGGCCAGGGAGGCTGGCTCCGGCGGCTCGAAGCTGACCGACAAGCGCTCGAAGTGCATGGGGCGGATCACGTGAGGCGGCTGTTCGACCAGCCCACGGGGCGGAAGATGGAAGGCCAGGCCGCCCAACGCCCGGCGTTCGCCGGGAAGGCTCACGACCCGGAGCTTTCAAGCTCCCGCTGGCAGGCCGTCCGGGCGGCGCAGCTGGGGGCGTTCCCGATTTGCGAGGTTTGCGGCAAGCGTGCGGCGGAAGAGGTTCACCACATCTTGCCAAGGGCGCATGGCGGCGACACGTTCGACCCCGGCAATTTGGCTTCCGTGTGCGCCGAGTGCCACGGGAAGCTTCCAGCCATGTACAAGCGCGGGGTATTGACCCCGGACGCGCTGGCGGGGCTTCTGGCGGCCAGGAGGTTTGCCAATGGATGACTTCTGGCGCCAGCCCATAGCCGGATACCCGAAGACATACGACCCCTGGCGCAATCCCGGCGGGGCGGTGTTCCACCAGGACGTGGCGGAACGCGTCTGCGACTTCATAGAGTCCGAGCTGCGGCTGTCCAGCGGCAACCACAAGGGCAAGAAATGGAAGCTCCAGCCTTGGCAGCGCCAATACTTCGGCCACTTGTTCGGGTGGAAACAACCTGACGGGCGGCGGCGCTACCGTTCGACATTGCTTTACCTCCCCAGGAAAAACGGCAAAACGCAGATGGCGGCCGCGCTGCTCGCCATACTGTCAAAGTTTGACGGGGAGATTTCCGCCGACGTTTATTGTTGCGCCTACGACAAAGGCCAGGCCGACTTGGTTTTCCTTGCCACCAAGGACATGTTCATCTTCAACCCCGACATAGCGGAGGGGTCGGTCTACACCGCCAGCAAGCGGCGGATAGACCACTACTCGCCAAGCGGGGTAACAAATGGCGGCATCCAAGTCAAAGCCTCGGACGGCGACTCAAACCTGGGGACGAACCCGCACGCGTTCATCATAGACGAGCTGTTGACGCAGAAGAAATTCGATGTCATGGACGCGCTGGAGTCCGGCGTGGGGACGCGCGACCAGCCGCTCGGCATCTACCTGTCAACCGCCCCGCTTGGCGGGTACAGCCCATGCAACATCCGGGTTGACTACGCCCGCAAAGTGCGGGACGGAGAGGTTGACGACCCCAGCTACCTTCCGGTGATATTCGAGCTTCCGGACGGCGAGGATTGGCGGGACGAGGCCAACTGGGCGAAGGTGAACCCAAACCTTGGCGTGACCGTGAAGATCGAGTTCCTGCGCCAGGAGTTCGCCAAGGCCACGACAAGCAAGGACGAGGAGATAAAATTCAAGCGGTTTTACCTCAACATGTCCATATCGGCCATTGATTCCTGGCTCCCGATGGAGGATTGGGACGCATGCCCGGACGATATCAAGCCCGAAGACCTCGACGGCGCCGACTGCTACGCCGGGCTTGACTTGTCCCAGACCAGCGACATAACGGCGTATTTGCTCTATTTCCCCGCGTTCGAGGCTTGTTTGTGCCGCTTCTACTGCCCGAAACAGGCCGTCTTGTCCAAGATCGAGTACGGCTTGATGTTTAAGGACTTCCTCCGGGTCACGCCGGGAACCAGCGTTGACTACGAAGCCGTCCGGGCCGACTTGAACTCCGACAAGGAGCGGTACAACATCTTGAAGGTCGGATTCGACCCGTTCAACGCCAGGCACCTTTCGACGGAGCTGGAGAAAGACGGATTCCAGATGGTTGAGGTCGCCCAGTCCGCCAAAGTCCTGACCGACCCGACCCGGCAACTGGAGTCGCAAGTCCGGGCGAGGAAGCTTAGGCACTTCAAGAACCCCGTGCTGCGTTGGATGGCGGGCAACTGCATGCTATGGACGGACACCAACGGCAAGGCGGTTAAGGTCTTGAAGCGGCACAAAGACAGCCCGGCGAAGATCGACGGCATCATATCGCTTATCATGTGCAAGGGGCTGGAGATTGAGGATTTGACGGAAAAGCGGGAGGAATCGGCGTTTGACGACCCGAATTTCAACATAAATAACATCTGGGATGGTGGAAAATGAGCTGGGAAACAATCAGGAGCGTGGCGGCGGAAGTGGCCAAAGGGGCGTATGAGAAGGCGTTCAATGACTTCGTGCTAAGCCAAAGACACAAAATAGACATGGTGATAAAATGAAATGCCCAAACTGCGGCGGCGAGACCGCCGTGAGGAAAACCGAGCCAGCCAAGGGCAACTTGACGCTGCGGCTAAGGCGTTGCGCGGCATGCGGGTTGAACTTCAACACGGTGGAGCCGTTCCGGGACTGCCCGGAGTGCGGAGACAAGATGAAAACGGCGCTTGTGGTGAACGCCGTCCCAGACCAGACAATGCGCGTCAAGTTTTGCGAATCCTGCCATTTGGCGAAGACGACACTGGAAATATAGGGCATATATATACAGGTATACCGTTAGACAATATCACCCATTGCCAAGGTTTTCCCTATAGGCTATACTGCTGAAAAGGCAGGGGAATGCCATGGGACTGAGACAATGGGCGTCCAAGCAGCTTCAACGCGTGAGCAACTCGCTCTATAGCGAGGTGTTGGAGTCCACAAACCCCAATCTATGGGGCGGCGGGATCGACTTCCCAACGACCCGCTCCGGCGAAAGCGTCGGCCCGGTATCTTCCATGCGCGCCCCCACGTTCTACGCCTGCGTCGATTTGCTTTCCCGCGTCATCGCCCAATTGCCGTTGAGGGTCTACACCAGGGAGGCTGACGGCGACGTATTCCCGGACGAAGCCAGCCCGCTTCACCGCGTCCTGGCGGTAAAGCCGAACGCATGGCAGACCCCCTTCGATTACTGGCTCGGCAACATAACCGACATTTGCACCCGCGGCTGGTTCATCTCCTGGAAAAACATGGGCGGCGGGCGCGTCCAGGCATTGATCCCGCTCGATCCCGGCAGCGTCCAGATCGACCAGGCCATGGACGGCTCGCTGCTATTCTCCGGCGGATCATGGGGGTTGAACAAGACCTTCAACTTCAAGCGCGAGCCGCAGCGCAACTTCTTCTTCTGCCACTACCGCACAAAAAAGGACGGCGTGACCCCGGCGTCCCCGATTTCCCACTACGCCGAGACCATCGGCATGGAGCTTTCGGCGATCCACCACGGGGCGACATTGCTGAAAAATGACGCGACGCCGCCGCTTGTCGTGGTCTTCCCGGGCAAGCGATCTTCTGAAGCCATAAAGGCTTTTGGCGAGCAATGGAGCGAAAACGGAACCGGCGGCAACTATGGCAGGCCGAAGATACTTGACGGCGGGCCAAAGGTAGACCGGCTTTCCATGTCCAACGAGGACGCGCAGCTTCTCCAGACCCGCGAGTTCGGGGCGCTGTCCATTTGCGGGCTGTTCGGCATCCCGCCCCGGCTGGTGGGCATCGAGCGCAACGCCAAAGGCTGGGCGACGGTGGAGCAGCAGGCCATAGAGTTCCTTTCGTATGGATTGAACCCATGGCTTTCCCGTTGCCAAAACGCCGTTTCCCGCGATTTGATCCCGGTAGAGATGGCCGGGCGGGTCTTCGCCAAGTTCGACACCGAGCAGCTGCTTGGCGCCGACAGGAAGACCCTGGCAGAGTTCCTTGGTTTCGCCATCGACAAGCGCGTCATGTCCCGCAACGAGGCCAGGTTGAAGCTCAACATGAACCGGGTGGAAGGCGGGGACGCGTTCGACGCGCCAAAGCCAGCCGTCCCGGCACAAACCCCCAACGCGAACCAGCAGGAAGGAGCGGCCCAAGATGAATAACAGCAGCCGCATGTTCAACCCCGCGCCCAGGCGCCGCCAATCCCCGGAATGGTTCAAGGTGGTCGACGCGAAGCCCAATGAACCCGCCAAAATTTACATCTATGATTTCATCGGGGCGGACTTCTGGGGCGACGGTGTTTCCGCCAAAAACTTCGTGGCCGAGTTGGACAAGATCAAGGGCGACATCGAGCTTCACGTCAACTCGCCGGGCGGCGACGTGGCGGACGCGATAGCGATCCGCAACGCCCTGATTCGCCGCGGCGGCGTGACCAACTATATCGACGCCATGGCATATTCGTCCGCGTCCTGGATCGTGTTGAACGGCGGGCGCGTCATCGCCGCCCCGGCTTCCAGGCAAATGGCGCATAACCCATGGACTTTCGTCGGCGGCGAGTCCAAAGACCTGCGCAAGGCGGCGGACTTGATGGACGCGGCGAAACTGGACATCGCCAAGATGTACGCGGAGAAGACCGGTAAAAGCATGGATGTGATTTCTGCCATGATGGACGCGGAGACGTATTTCAGCGCCGAGGAAGCCCTGGATTACGGGCTTGTAGATGAAGTGTCGCCTGGACTGAAAATGGCCGCCTGCGCGTTCGACCTCTCCGGATTGAATTTGTCGGATGATTTTTTGAGGATACAAGAGGCGCTGAGGAAGCGTGAGTCGGAGAAAGCCCTGCGCGACGCGGGGCTTTCGCGCGAGGAGGCCAAAGCGATGGTTTCCGGGCAAGCGCGGCGGGACGCCGCCAGCCGGACGCGCGACCTTGCCATGGAAACACTAAACAAGGAGCTACGGAAATGCCTGAGAAACTGAGGATGTTCAACGCCGCGGGGGAGACCTCCCCTGAGCCGCTCAAGCTGGACAACGCCGCCATGGAAGCCTTGGGGGCGATCAAGGCGCAGAACGCCGCCATCGACGCGAAACTCCAGGAAGCCGCGAAGAAATCGGCGGAGCTGGATGGGAAGCTGGCCGCCGTCGAGGGCAGGATCGAGATCATCGCCAACGCCGCCGACAAGGTGAAAAACGACCCGAAGCGCGGCTACAACCACCAGTGCGAGTTTTTCATGGATGTGATGGACTACGCCAAGAACCGCAAGGACGGCAAGGCCGACCCCTGGCCGGAGCGTTTGCGCAACGCCGTCGGCTCCGACGAGTCCAGCCTGTCCGCCGACAGCGACCACGTGGCCATTCCGCCTGAGTTCTTCGCCCAGGTGGTTTCCGCCGACCCCATGGCGATCCAGATGGACATCGGCGCCCGCACCCGCCGCATCCCCATGAACGCCGGGACGATCAAGATCGACTACAAGGTTGACAAAAACCACGCCACCAGCGTCACCGGCGGGCAGCGCGTCTACCGCCGCGCCGAGGCGGAGGCCGCCGCCGCGTCCAAGAACCAGTTCAAGCAATTGAGCCTGGAGGCCATGGCGTTGATGGGCATGAGCTACGCCACCGAGGAGTTGCTGCGCGACAGCCCGATTTCCGTGGCCGCCATGCTCCAGCAAGGGTTCCGGGACGAGATGGTGTCGAAGCTCAACAACGAACGCATCCGCGGCACCGGCGTTGGCGAGTACCTCGGCATCCTCAACTCCGCGGCGACCATCACCATCGCCAAGGAGACCGCTGGGGGCGCCCAGACCGCCGACACCATCAACAGCGCCAACGTGCTGAAGATGAAGGCGCGTTGCTGGGGCTACAACAACGCAGTCTGGATGGTCAACCAGGACTGCCAGATGGCCTTGACCGGGATGCACATCGCCGGGACGAACTCCGACCAGTTCATATTCGTCCCCGGCAACGGCGTCAACATCCCCGACACGCTGCTCGGCCGCCCCGTCATCTACGATGAGAACATGTCCACCTTGGGCGACCTTGGCGACATCGCCTTGGTCAACTGGCAGGAGTACATCGAGGGTTTCCGCGGCGGGATGGAGTTCGCGGAGAGCGTCCATGTGCGGTTTGAGTACAACGAGCGCACTTTCCGTTTCTTGGCCTATTGCGGCGGCGCGCCGTGGTGGGACTCCGCACTGACCCCGAAAAACTCGGCGGCGACCCTTTCCCCGATCGTGGTCTTGGCCGCGAGGGCGTAAGCAAACAACCAGCCTGGGGCTTGACCGCCCCAGGCGTTTCAAGAAAGGTAGGATTATCATGGGACTCACCCCCGACAAGTTCACCGAGATCGATGTCAGGCACTACGACTTCGACCCGAACGCGACCACCGCCACCGAAATCGCGCGGATCGACATGCGCGACTTCCGCAAGTTCCTGGTTAGCTTCTTCCGCACCATCGGAACTGGCCAGATCACCCTGGAGATCATCGCCGCCGACGCTGTGACCGGCGGAAACGTG